AAAGAGGCAGAAGTAAAAGAACCAGATTTAATAGAGGTAATAGACTAGGACATGGATGATATTAATTGTAAGGATAACCCTGTATCTCCCTGTCCTCATTGTAGTGGTCATGGGTTCATACCAAACTTAGATTGCTCTGGTAGAGAATGTCCCTGTCATTATGGTCTTGAAGATTATAAAAATACAACTCTCTATATTATAAGAGAGGCTCTAAAGAGGAGGAGTTCTAGTGGGTAAGGTCAACTTTCCATCGTGCAGAAAAGGTACCATCCCACTATTTTATTATGAGTGACATTAATAAGAAAATACAACTCCTGGTCTCCCTTTGGTCTGAGGATCATGTCTTAGGCATTGAATCTCTTTTTAATATAAAGTTAGATGAACAACAAAAGGAGTTGGTACGGGCTGCTCAAAAGGATAATTGTAGGGTTGCAGTAAAGAGTTGTACGGGGGCAGGTAAAACATTTTGTTTAGCAGCCCTTACCTTCCTCTATCTCCTCATCTATGATGATTGCCGTATCTTAGTTTCTTCCCCATCTAATGCTCAGTTACACCGTGTTTATAGAACAGAGATAGATAAACTTTATGCCTTAATGAACCTAGTCTTCCAAGATATGTTTGAATTATTTAGTGAGAAGATATGTGTTAAGGGTATGGCAAGGGTGGCAAACTTAGTTACAGCCAATCCAAGTAATCTGGAATCCTTACAGGGTGGTCATAGTAAAAATTATATAATTCTTTTGGATGAGGCATCTGGTGTTGATGATGCTGTCTTCCATACTCTCATAAGAACACTTAGTTCTGGTAATACAAAGTTTATATGCACGAGTAACCCGACAAGGAATAGGGGCTTCTTCTATTCCATATTTAAGGAGCAATGGCATACATGGGTTAGAATAACTTTTAATGGATTCAAAAGTGAGCACGTCACAGAGGAGTGGATAAAGGAGATTAAGGAAACATTTGGAGAGGATCACGACTCATATATAATTGGTGTACTTGGGGAGTTTGGTAGAATGGGAGAGGATAGCTTCTTTCCTTCTACCTTAATCGAGTCAGCATTTTCAATCCACATGCCATTAACTGCATATATGGCATACCCAAGGATAACAGGGGTTGATATCGCTGGAGCAGGGGGTGATCATACAGTCTTTCTAACTAGGCAGGGGCCTAGAGTGGTTGATATTGAAAAACACCAAGGACTTAATTCTATGGAAGTCGTTGCTGCTCTCTCTGCCTATATTATGAAAATGAATCCTTCCTGCATTTATGTTGATGCTAATGGTCTTGGGGATGGAGTGTACCACAGAGCGAGAGAACTTGGCTTTCCTGTAAAGCCTGTTCTTCAATCCGGGAAAAGTCCTAGACCAGTGGCCTATTTTAATTTACGATCCTATCTTTATGGAGAGATAAGAGATTGGATGACTAATGGTGGGTCACTTCCATCAGATGAACAGTTAAAAGATGAGTTATCAAACACTCTCTTCACATACTCACCCTCCATGAGTATACAGCTATTAAGTAAGAAGCAATTGAAAAGCAAGGGTATAAAGAGTCCCGATATATTGGATGCCCTATCTTTTACCTTTGCAGAAAAGGCTTTTCAATCAGAACTAACAAGAGTCTCACCATTACCAGTGAGAGCACCAAAATTTTTATGGAGTTAATAAATGCCACCTGAATATAGTGTAGGTACAATGGTTCTTGGTCTTGAGGAAACTCTTGATAGGGACGAGCAAATACGAGAGATGGAAGAGGGGGTAGAAGAGCCTGCTTATGAGGAGACTTATCATTCTGCCTTAGCTGGTTACATTGTATCCCAGTTCCGATTCTTTAGAGATGCTCGTAGGAATAGTGGTGTAGAAAATGAGATCATCGATTCCCAAAGGGCATATAATGGTGAGTATAGCGCACATGAGAAGGCACGAATTAATCCTCTCGGTGCTGATATTTACATGCATATTACCACAACTAAGTGTAGAGCGGTAGCCTCTTGGATAAAAGATATTCTCTTAGCTACCAAGAAAAGCTGGTCCATTGAGCCAACTCCCAAACCAACATTACCAGAAGATATATTGGCTCAAATTGAAGAAGCATTTATGAAGGAGTTAGAAGAGGCAGAAGTACAGGAAGGACCACAACAGCAAGTCCAGCCTGGTATGGAAGGACAAGCTCAGCAACAAGAAGGTAGGCAACAGAATCCAGTTGAGAGTGCTGCTGAAAAATTAAGGAAGAGAAATCAAAGAAAGCGTAATGTTTTTGATGCTATCCAATCTGAAATTATGTTTGAGGCTAAGCATCAATTAAAAGGTATAGAAAGATTAATTGAAGATCAATTAGTAGAAGGTAAATGGGATAAAGCCCTTGATGATTTTATTACTGATTTCTCTATCTTTCCAACTGCAATAATGAAGGGGCCTATTGTCCAAAAGAAAAAGAAGTTGGTATATGAAAATGGACGCCCTGTACCTAAAAAAGTTTATTGCTATGAGAATCGTCGTGTATCTCCTCTTGATTTTTATCCTCAACCAGGAGCTTGTGATATAGATGAAGGCGACATGATTGAACACATGCGCTTCAATAAGTCTGAAATATATAGTCTTAAAGGTTTATCTGGTTATATTTCAAGTAAGATTGATAACATCCTTGATGATGATAGTTCCTATGGTTGGTGGCTTGACACTGGAATTGAACATGAAAAAGCTACATTAGAAGGTCATGGTACAGAATATGATATGAATAGAGATATCTATCATGGTCTTCACTTTCATGGTTCTGTCCCTGTCCATTTACTTGTTGATTGGGGCCGAGAAGATTTAGAGTTTGACGACCCTAATAAAATGGTTGAAGTAGATGCTCTTCTTATTGGTAGAGAAGTTATTAAGTGTCAGATTAATGATGATCCCCTTTTTCGTAAACCATATTATAAAGCCTCATTTCAAAATAATCCAGGTTCCTTCTGGGGTCATTCTGTCCCATATTTGATGAGGGATATTCAGAGAATGTGTAATGCTTGTGCCCGTGCTCTTGCGGACAATATGGCATTAGCTTCTGGTCCACAAGTAGAAGTTTACATTGATAGGCTTGCTGATCAAGGTGCTATAGAAGGTATGCATCCCCGCCAAATTTGGCAATTAAGGAGTGATCCTACTGGAGCAGGTGGTCGTGCTATTAATTTCTTTACTGTTCCATCTAATGCCGAAGGATTACTTGCAGTATATAATCAATTTGAACAAAAGGCTGATGATGCTACTGGAGTACCACGCTATGCCCATGGAAATGAGAGAGCTGGTGGGGCTGCTCAAGCTTTAGCTGATTATGAAAGAGTGCTGACCCCAAATGGGGCAAAGAAAATTTCCAACTTAAAAGTAGGGGATGAAATAACTAACACTTATGGTGGGGTTAGTAAGGTTGTAGGTGTTTATCCTCAAGGTAAGTGTGATATATTTAGATTGAAATTCTCTAACGGAGAGTATGTAGATTGTGATATGAATCACAGGTGGTCTGTAAGAACACATCAAGACAGGCCATTTCAAACGTTGACTACTGAAGAAATCCTCAGTAAGGGGCTTTATCGTAAAACTAAGAAAGATGGAAAGAACCCCAAGGGATTAAGACCAAAGTGGATGTTACCTCTGATTGATCCGGTATATTATCCTTATGTTGATGTCTTAGTTGACCCATATACAATGGGTGCAATTTTGGGAGATGGAGATCACAGGGCTAGGTTAACTTCTATGGATCAAGAGATATTTGATCGTATTCCATACAAATTGGGGAATCCAGATAAATCCTCTAAATGTAAGTCATGGACCCATACAATACTAGGTATTAAAAAGAATTTGCAGAAATATATAGGAAAGTCTATATGTTATGATAAGTTTATACCAAAAGAATATTTAAGAAATTCTTATAGCGTTCGGGTGGAATTGTTGAGAGGATTGATGGATACTGATGGTTGCATCAGTAAAGGGGGAGATAGTTTTTACTTCACAACCTCCAAACAATTAGCAAAGGACTTTAAAGAGTTAGTAAGATCGTTGGGTGGGGCAGTAAATAAAATTCAAATTGTTAATGATAAGAGGGGGTCAAGAGCAGTAGGATATAGAATTCATTTCTATACTAACATCTGTCCTGTTTATCTAAAGAGAAAAGCAATTAATTATAAGACTAGGAAAAGGCAATATATATATATTTCTGGGGTAGAATACGTAGGAAAAAATAGTGCAACTTGTATTCAAGTAGACTCAAGGGATAAATGTTTTATAGTGGATAATTTTATTCCAACACATAATACAGCACAAGGTCTTGCTATGTTATTAGAAAGTGCAAGTAAGGGGATAAAGGATGCTATTCGTAATATTGATAATGG